AAACGGCAAGAAGTGGAAACGGAGGCGGAGCGTGGGCAGCAGTGATTTGATGAAATGGGGCGTACTCGCCCTGTCGCTGGCCGCCCTAATCGGCGGTACATATCAGACCGGATACCGCGCGGCCGCCATGAAGAAGGATGCGGAAATCGCCGTCATCCGTGCCGAACAGGTGGCGGGGCTGCTGGCTGCCGAGCAGGCGCATAACGCAAAACTGGAACAGGCCGAAGCCGAATGGCGGCAGCGGCTGGAATCGGCCGAACGGCAGACACGCGCTTTGGCGGTGGCAAAAAACGAATTGATCCGACAAAGTGAAACCTTACGGGGAAGAATCCATGCGACAGTCAAACAAGATGAAGCGCGCGGCAGCTGTATTAACGGCCTTGGCCCTGACAGCCTGCGCCTCTACAACCAAGCCCTCGGCTACGCCGATTAAAACGGTGGAGCGGCCGGTGATGCCGCCCGTACCCGCCGTGTTGTGGGAAGTGCCGGTACGTCCCGCACCACCGGCATCGGGCAGTCCGGCCGACCTCTTGGAACACGGCGTGCGCTTCGGTGCATACGTCAAGACCCTAGAACTGCTCAACCAAGGTTGGCGTGAGTGGGCGGGCGGTCACCAGGAGGCAGCAAAATGACCACCTACCGCGATTTGGTACAGCGTGCCTTGTCCGTCTGCCATGCAAACCTAGAAATGGGGCTGGCCCACGCCCGCGAACAAGAACCCTTCATCCTACGCGTCTCCGCCCTGCTGGACGGACTGGGGCTGGAATACACCGTCCGCATGACGCGCGGCTTCGACGTGGTGTTTAACGTCGAATACCCGGATGATGATTTAAACGGCACGGAAGAGAGAGTGCGCCATGCCCTGACGGCGGAATTTGACGCCGAAGCGGACGGCGGCGGCCTGGTCGTTTCGCACCGCCGCGAGGCGGGCATCCAGTGTCGCGTGATATTCGGAGACATCCCGCAATGACAGGCAATACCCCCATCACGGTCGAGTATGTGTTCGGGCTGGCCATATCGTTTTTAATCGCCCTCCTGTGGTACTGGGTAAAAGGCATTTCAGACGGCCTCAAGGAGGCCCGGACGCAACGCGAAACCCTGCTGGCCGAAATCAACAAGGTCAAAATCGACTATGCCACCAAGGCCGATGCCAGGGCGGATGCCAAGCAGGTCATGGAGGCACTCGGACGGCTGGAAACCAAAGTAGACGGCCTGCGCGACCGTTTGGACAAAAAGGCAGACAAATCATGAAAGACCCAATTTTAGAGGCTTTGGCGCGGATTGAAGCCAAGCAGGACGACATCCTCAACCGTCAAAACGGCATGGAGGATGAAATCAAACAAATCCACCGAGATACGCGCGTCACGGCGGCAACGGTCGGCGGCGCGTCCGGCGCGTTGGCCAGCGGCATCGTAACGGCGGCCATAGCCCTTGCCCGCGCCAAACTGGGGCTGTAACGATGGCGCACCCGAAAGAAACCCGCGAAAAGCTGCGCAGACTGTACGTCAGCGACGGGCATACGCTCGAAATCGCTGCAATGATGTGCGAAATCCCGACCGCCACCGCCCGTAACTGGAAGCGTACCGCCAAAGAGACCGGCGACGATTGGGACAAAGTACGCGCAGCCTATACTTTGGCCGGTGGCGGCATCGAAGACTTGAGCCGCTCGCTGCTGGCGGGTTTTTTGGTGCAATACCAATCGACGATGACGATGTTGCAGGACACGTCGGTCGAAGAGCTGATGCCGTCCGAGCGCGCCAAACTGTTGGCGAGCCTGTCCGACGCGTTTACCAAGACCGTGGCCGCAAACGCCAAAGTGATGCCGGAAACGTCAAAACTGGCGACGGCGATTGAGGTGTTGGAATTGTTTGGCGAAGTGATTAAGGAAAAATACCCGCAGCACTTGCAGGCTTATGTCGAGTTGGTCGAGCCGTTGGGTGCGGAAATCGAAAAGAAATACAGGTAAGGCATGAAGTCCAAAGAGTTTTTAAAGTCGCTTGCCGAATACGCCGCCCAACTCCGCCAAACCATCGAGGCGGAGGCGGACGGCTTTGATGCGTCGCCCTCTGCCATTGCCGGGCGTCGGGCGAAGGTTTTAGACCCTGTGCATGGATACGAGTATTTCGTTAATACTTATTTTCCGCATTACGTCAGGTCGCCTGAAAAGTCGGAACTGCATGAATTTCTGTTTTCCCGCCTGCCCGAAATCCTACAACAGCCCGAAGGCATCAACGAAGCGGATGCCGCTCCGCGCGGCGAGGCGAAATCGACGCTGGTTACGCGCTTGTTCTCGCTTTGGACGGTCATCACCGGCGCGAAAAAGTTTATCGTCATCGCGATGGACAGCATCGACCAGGCATACCCAATGCTGGAAGCCATCAAGGCGGAATTGGAGTTTAACCCGCGTTTAAAAACCGACTTCCCCGAAATGTGCGGACAAGGGCGTGTTTGGCAGGCTGGGACGATTGTTACCGCATCCAACGTCAAAATCCAAGTCTTCGGTTCGGGCAAGAAAATGCGCGGCATGGTGCATGGTGCATTCCGCCCCGACCTCGCCATCCTCGACGATATCGAAAACGACGAGATGGTGCGCAACCCCGACCAGCGCGACAAGCTGGAAATGTGGCTTAAACTTTGTGGGACAGATGGGAAGAGCTGTATCGCAACGACGGCGCGGCGGTTGCCGAGGCTTTTTATCAGGCGCACAAAGACGAGATGGAGCGCGGCGCGCAAACAAGCTGGGCGGCTCGCGGTGTACTCGCCTTGATGAAAATCCGCGCCCGCGACGGTCATGCGACGTTTGACAGCGAGTATCAAAACGACCCGGTCAGCGGCGAAGATGCGCCGTTTGCCGAAAACATCAAATACTGGTCGGAGCTGCCCGACGATTTGGTGTACTACGGCGCGCTCGACCCGTCTTTGGGTAAAGCGGGCGCGGGGCGCGACCCGTCGGCGATTTTGGTCGGCGGTTATCAAAAATCAACGGGGCGGCTGTTTGTAACCGTCGCCCAAGTCAAAAAACGCCTGCCCGATTTGATTATCGAGGACGTGATCCGCATCCAAAAAGAGGCGCGGATCAAGCCGGTATTGTGGGTGGTGGAGACGGTGCAGTTTCAGGAATTTCTCAAGGATGAGCTGATTAAGCGCGGGGCGCGTTCGGGTGTGCATATCCCCGTGCGCGGTATCAAACCGTCCGCGGACAAGATGTTACGGATTGAGACTTTGCAGCCGCACATGGCAAACGGGCTGATCCTGCTCAACCCCGACCAAAAGACCTTAATCAGCCAGTTGCGCCACTTTCCGAAAGCCGACCACGACGACGGTCCCGATGCGCTGCATATGCTGTGGATGGCGGCCACCAGCGGCCGCGCAACGGAAAACATGAGGGCTTACGAAATCCCCGTTATGCCCTTTACCATCTAATTTGTCAGGCCGTCTGAAAAGGTTTCGGACGGCCTGAGGAGTAAAAAATGTTCGGATTGATTAAAGGTAAAAAACGTCAGGCCGCCGTCAAACACCTGACCGCGGCCACCGAAGACGCACTGTCGAATATGTTTGCCGATATGACGGGCAACGACACCCTGCTTGCCCGCCTCGGCGTGGGCAGGCAGCACGCCTTCGATGCGGTTTACGCCGACGATGAGGTGGCCGCCTGTACCGAAGACCTGCGCGCCGCCATGTTGGCCAAGCCGTGGCGGCTGTACGGCGACGGTCTGTCCGAAGAGGATAAAGACCGCCTGTGGAAAATGCTGCGGCAGCATATGGGCGCACTGGCGGAATCAGTCATCGATGCGCGCCTCAACGGTTACAGCGTGGCACGCTACGTCTACGCGCAGGGCGACGACGGCATCCGCATTGCCAACGTATCAAGCAAACGGGGCGAGTTGGAACGTTTCGTCCCCTACCGCGACGGCAGCCTGATGTATCGGGGCACGGCGGGTGAAGAGGTGTGCGACACCAATGTGATGTATCTGTTTCTGACCCACCGCGCCACCTCGACCAATCCGGCAGGGGAAATGGCGGCCGCGCGGCTGTACGCCCCCGTCGCCCTCAGGAGCAAGGGTTTCGTTTTCGCCGCCCAATTCATCACCCGCTACGCCCAGCCCTATATGGTGGCCAAAATCAACGCCGGTACGGACGAAGAGCACCGCGGCTTCATGCGGCGGTTTATCGACTTCCTCGGCGGCGGCGCAGTCAGCATCGAGCGCGAGGACGATGTGAAGATGCTGCAAAACACCGCAGACGGCCAGGCCTTCAAACGGCTGGAAAACCTCGCCAACGCCCGCATCCAAAAAACCCTGCTCGGCAAGGTCAAGACCAGCGACCTTGAGACCGGCAGCCGCGCCGCGCAGGAAACCGAAGAAAACAACCGTGCCGAACGCATCGCCTCCTATCTGGTCATGCTCTCCCGTGCCGCCCAGCATTTCGTCGACGCCGCCGTCATGGTCAACAATGCCTACGGCAGGCCGATTCATGCACCGAAAGGCGTGTGGTTCGAGTTTGACGACGAAGTGCGGATAGACAAAACCCGTGCCGAGCGCGACAAAATGTACCTTGATGCCGGGCAGCTGGTATTGACCGAAGAATACTACCGCGACGTGCTGGGCTTTGAAGAATCACATTTTAAACTGCGCGAACCGCCCGCCGTGCCGCAGCAAACGGACGCGAAAATGAGCCTGCGCCTGTCAGACGGCCTTGCCCGTAACGCGCCCGATACGGCGGAACAGGCAATCGCCCGTCCGAAAATGGAAGCGGTGCTGGGTTTGCTGGAAAGCTGCAAAGACTACGCCGAATTTGAAGCAAAACTGTCGGAACTTGATTTGGGCAAAGGCGACAATCTCTTAATTCAGCGTTTGGTTTCAGACGGCCTTGCGGCTTGGGCGGACGGAGCGGTCGATGGACGGGATTGAATACGACTTCGCGGGGCTGGTCGACAAAGCCGCCTTCAGGTATTTCAAAGCCAAGAAAATCCTGCCCGGGTTTTCGCATTACGATGTTTGGCTGTATCAACACAGCCTTGCCTTTACCGTCGCCAAGATGATGGACGCGGATATGCTTGCCGAAGTCAAAGACGCCATCGAAGCCGCACAGCGAAACGGCACGGCGTTTGCCGATTTTAAAAAGCGTTTAAAACCGTATTTAATGGCCAAAGGATGGTGGGGCGAACAAATCATGACCGACCCGCTGGACGGCGAGCCAAAACTGGTACAGCTCGGCAGTACGCGCCGCCTGAAAACCATCTTCGACACCAACATGCGCACCGCCTTTGCGGCGGGACAGTGGCAGAGGATACAGGCAAACAAAAAGGCACTGCCCTACCTGCGCTACAACAAAAGCGCGTCCGGACACCCGCGCGAAGGCCACCGCCGCTATTACGGGCTTATCCTGCCCGTGGAACACGATATTTGGAAAGTCATCTTCCCCCCGAACGGCTACGGCTGCAAATGCTCCGTCTCCGCCCTGACGGCACGGCAGGCGGAAGAAGAGGGGATCGGCGGCGAACCTGATGTGGAGATGGTCGAGTTTACCAACCCGCGCACAGGCAAAACGGTATTGATACCCGACGACATCACGCCGAGCTTTGCGCACAATCACGGCGACAGGCAAGGGGCGATGGACGCGCTGTTTGGCGACAAACACGGCGAGGCCGCGTTGGCAGAGATGATTGCCGAGCGTGAGGCGTGGCTGGACAAGCGGTACAGCGTGCCGTCTGACAAAGTGGCGGTGTTGGCTTTGCCGGACAAGGTGTCGGAAAAAGAAGTGCGCAGGCTGACAAAAGAGCAGTCTGCCAACAATACCAAAGACCACGAAGCAAGAGCTGCGGCAGCATGGCAGGCTGAAACGGGCGACAGGCTGGAAGTGTTCGATTTGGCGGTAGAAAAAGGCAAAGGACAAGCCGATTACCTGATTGTTTCAGATGGCAAACCGCGCGAAGAATGGGTAACGTTGGATTTTATGTTTACCGAAAATCCCGACCATGCGGAATTGATGAACCGTTATTTTGCACATACCGCCGACGCATGGAAAGGGAAGGTTGACAAGATTCAAGAGCATTTCGACAAAGCCGATATTGTTCCGCTTGATTTACGCCATCTGAATGCGGCGAACCGGCATAAATTGTTGCAGTATGTGTTATCATTGCCAAAAGAACAGCGGGATAAAGTCCGCTTATTGGTAAAAATATCGGAGTAAGTCATGCCGTCTGAACTGTATGTCAGCCGCGAAGTAAAAGTATTTTGTTGGACTATCTGTACCCGCGTCTTGCTGAAATCGACAAGGAAGCAGCCGACCAAATGCAGGGCGAGTTTTCGGGCTGCGTATTTTCGATTGCGGATTTGTCCGCTGCTGATTTCAATCGTGTAAGCAGTTGGATACTTGAGGCAGCCGAAAAATCCGAATGGATCAAGCCCTATAAAGCCGACTTGAAGGCAGCGCTGGAAGCCGACCCGCGATTTATGGCCAAAGCCGCCTGATACCGCCCGCTACAGAAGCCGTCCGTACATGTAAGCAGTCCTTACAGGTTCGGACGGTTTTTTAATCTTCGGCGAAACCATGGTTCACCCATTTTTGATAAAGCGCACGAAAAACGCGCCGGACGGCATTTGAACGCTTTAGGTAGGGTTTGGTATTACCCTGCGTCCGTATGCCCTAAAAAACGCGCTTTACAGCCTCTTTACAGCTATCGGGCAATATGGCCCTTGTCAGGTTGTACGGCCGTGCATCTCCGTTATTTCATCCATCCTGCAAAACCGCGTTTACAGACTGTTTCAGGCGCAAGGGGATACATACCCCCGCCCGTGCCGATAAATTCAATCTGACGCGATTTTAAAGCGGGTTTAAAGTAGGTTTCTCCACGATACGACAAGCTACCCGCTATAAAAAATCCCCACCCGCCGCAAGGCGGTTTTTTTATGCCCGCCGCCTGCCCGTCGGCACTTGATGCAGCGAGACTAACCATAACGCGCTGTTTTGCCTGTAACAATGCCGCCATGAATACGAAAACACCCCTTGAAATCAAACTTTCCGCCGCCCTGCCGGTCGCTTTGGCCGGCCGCGCGGACGAAGTGCGCACCTTCAAAGGTACCGCCAACAGCGGCAAGCCATTCGGCTACGGCGGCACGCAGACCGTCGTCGACTTCGAAGGGCTGCGGCACAAGGCATCCGTTCCCGTCCTGCTGGAGCATTCGCCCGTCAAGATGGCAGGCGTATGCCGCCTGTCGGTTACGGCGGACGGCCTGTTTGCCGACGGCAGCCTGCTGTCGAACGAATTTGGCACGCAGATTGCCGAAGCGGCCGACCAAGGTTTCCCTTGGGAAATGTCGGTTTACGCGCAAGCGGAATCCTACGAGGAGCTGGCGGCGGGCGCAGTGTTGTCCGTCAACGGCAACGAGGTAACGGGTCCTGCGGTAATTTTGCGCCGCTGCACCATCCGCGAAGTGTCGTTTACCGCCGTCGGCGTCGACAGTGAGACGGAGGCGGTGGTGTTGTCGGACGGCAGCCCCTTGCCGGATATTTTTAAACAACCTGTGGAGTTATCCATGACACCCGAAGAAAAGAAAGCGTTTGACGACCTGAAGGCGGAAGTCGATACGCTCAAGGCCGAAAAAGCCGAAGTCGAGAAAAAGCTGAAAGAAGCCGAAGCGGCTGCCAAGAAAAGCCAGGTCAAAGCGAAATTGTCCGCCGCAGGCTTTAAGGAGGACGGGGACGGCAAGTTCCAAGGCCTGTCCGAAGCGACGCTGGCCGTGCTGCTGTCGGCCGACCCCGAAGCCGCAACCGCGATGATTGCCGACCTGAAACCCAAGGCCGCCGCCGACCTGCCCAAAGTGCTGCTGTCGGACACCCATACGCCCGAACAGGAGGCCGAAGGCAAATTTTCCATCTCTACCGTGAAAGGCAGAAATTATGTCTGATCCGAAAACCACAGCCGAAACCTTGGGCCGCGTCGTCGGCGACTTCCTGAAATGGGAGGCCACGCCGCTGACCCGCGCCAAAGTCGCCGCCGCCAAAGGCACGAAGGCGGGTACGTTTGTCGATTACGCCCCGCGCGCCGGCAAGAAACTGCTGGCACTGACCGACGAGCAGGACGGCATCGTCATCGTACAGCCGCACAACTGCATCATCGACCTGACGCTGGTGGCCGATGCCGCCGTCAAAGCCGCCGCTTCCGCAGGCGGCAACCTCGACGGCCTGAAAGCCGACGGCGACCCCTACGGCATCGTCTACACCGGCACGCCCGCCGCATAATTTCTTAAATAAAAAGGCAGAAACATGATTCTGGACGACAACAGCAAATTCGGCCTGCGCGCCCTGACCCGCGCCATCGGCACCCTTGAGGCCACGCCGACCCAAATCCGCGATTTGGAACTTTTCAAACCCGTCTACCTGTCTGATACCAAAGTGGATATCGAGCGGCAGGACACCACCCTGAAGCTGGTGCAGGCCAAACCGCGCAACGGCGGCACGCCCGACGCCGTACCGGTGAAAAACCGCAATATCCGCACCTTCCGCATCCCGCACCTGCCCGTGCATGACTCCGTATTGGCGGAAGACGTACAGGGTTTGCGCGCCTTCGGCACGACCGAAGCCGAAACCGTGATGGCGAAGGTGGAAGCCAAGCTGGCCGACGGCAAACAAAACTTGGAATACACCCGCGAACACCTGATGCTGGGCGCGCTGCTGGGCAAAATCCTCGATGCCGACGGCAGCGAAATCTACGATATCTATAAAGAGTTCGGCCTGACCCGCAAGAGCTACGACATGAAGCTCTCTACGGAAACGACCGAGGTCGGCAGGCAAATCGACGAAGCCTTGGCCAAACAGCGTGCCGCCCTGCGCGGTGCGGCGGTAACGGGCTGGGTGGCACTGTGCGGCTTCGGATTTATCGAAGCCCTGAAGTACCACAAATCCGTCAAACCGCTGTACGAACGCTGGCGCGAAGGCGCGGCCTACCGCGAAGCCGACGGCATCAACCCGATAGAGTTCGTTCACAACGGCATCCGCTTCATCCACTACACCGGCAACTTCGGCAAGGCCAAACTCGACGACGACAAAGCCATCCTGCTGCCGACCGGCCCGGGCAGGCTGTACGAGGAGTATTTCGCCCCCGCGAACTACACCGAAACCGTCAATACCGTCGCCCTGCCGTATTACGCCAAACGCGAGCCGATGAAGTTCGGCAAGGGCTACGACTTGGAAATGCAGTCCAACCCGCTGCCCTTGGTATTGCGCCCGGATTTAGTGGCCACTTTGACCGCCTAACCCTTCAGACGGCCGCAAAGGCCGTCTGAAAACAGGAAGAACCATGCTGATTACCCGCGAGGACATGATTACGCGCTTCGGCGAAACCGAACTGGCGCAACGCACCGGCCGCGACGGCTACGACAGCATAGACTACGCCGTGCTGGACACCGCCATTGCCGACGCCGACGCCGAGGCGGGCGCGTATCTGAAGGCGGCGAACCTGTCCTTCGACACCGTACCGCACGTCCTGAAGCTGAAAGTGTGCGACATCGCACGCTACTACCTCTACGAGGACGGCTACAACCAGGCTGTGGACGAACGCTACCGGGCGGCGGTGGCGTGGTTTAAAACCGTGGTTAAAAACCCGAATATGCTCGACGGGACACGCACGGCGGCAGATGCCAGCCGTTATGCCGTCTACGCCAACCGGGAACCCGACCTGTGGGAGTGGCTCAAATCATGAGGATGATCGTCCGCCACGACCTGTCCCGCCTGTCCGCACGCCTGGGCAAACTGGCCGGCACGTTGTCCGACGGCTTGGCCGACCCGTTGCGCGCCATCGGCGGCATCGTCGAATCCTCGGCCCGCCACCGCATCGCCGAAGAGAAGGCCGCCCCCGACGGCGTGAAGTGGGCGGACGTTTCGGCGCAGACGAAGCAACGGAAAAACGGGCGCGGCGGCATCTTGGTAGACCACGGCCACCTGCTGGCCAGTATCACGCACGAGGCATCCGCCGACAGCGTCATCATCGGTTCGGTCATGAATTACGCCGCCTATTTGCAGGAAGGCACGGAACACATGCCCGCCCGACCATTCCTCGGTTTGTCCGATAAGGACTACCGCGACATCGACCACCTGCTGGAGGACTGGCTCAACGGCCTGATTGCACCATGACAAGACTCAAACAGCACGACAACCTGTTGGCGGTTTACCCGCTAATACTTGAACGCCTAAAAACCGTCCCCGGCGTGAAAGCCGTGAAGGAAGTCGGCGAGTTGGCCGAACTGCTTTCCACCGCCTCCGCCCGCCGCAAGGCTGCCCCGCTCGACGGCGCGGTGTATGTGGCCTACGGCGGCAGCAGGCCGGAAGGCAGCGCGGGCAACGGGCGCAAGACGACCGAACGGCTGTACTTTACCTTCGTGCTGGCCAAAAGCTACGCCGGCGCGCGTACCGGCCTGTATGAAGTCGGCGCGGTACTGGCCGCCATCCAGCACAGCTTCGGCGGCTGGGATGCGGGCGCGGAATACACTGCGGGCCCATTCGTTCGCACCGCAGGCCCCGCCATCGAATACAACGACGGCTACGCCTTCTACCCTATCTCATTCACCACCACCGTCATCATTCAACCTTAATCCAACCTTAGGAGTAAACCATGACACGACAAGCAGACGACGGCCTGATTTTTGCCGGCGACGTGCACATCCGCAACCGCCGCACCGAAGGCGGCTTCTACGACATCGGCAACACCACCTCCCTGTCGTTAAAGACCGACAGCGAGCAGAAACAGCGCATCAGCCGCCGCAAGGCAAGCTGGGGGCAGCCCTTGGACAGCATCAGCCTGAAAAAGCCGACCGAGTTGAAGCTCAAACTCGACACATTCGACAAAACCAACCTCGCCATGGCCTTGCACGGCAAGGAGTCGGTCATCGAAGCGCAAATCCGCACCGTTACCGACGAAGAAATCACCGTCGGCGTCAAAGGCAACGGCTACCCGCTCTCCATCGACAACCTCGACCCTGCGACTGTCAGCGTCAAAAACGCCGCCGGTCAGGCCGTGAAGGCGGAGCACCTGTCCGTCAACGCGGTTTTAGGCCTGATTGCCGTCCTGCCGGAATGCGACAACGTCAATGCGGGCGAGAAAATCAAGGTAACGGCCAAAACCCTGAAAAAGGGCGGCTTCAAAATCGATGCCGACGCCGTGCCGGACTACGACCTCGAAATCATGCTCGACGGCGAAAACCGCGTGACGGGCGAGCCGGTCAAGCTGCACATCCCATCCGCCGTCGTTTCCGCCGACAGCGAACTGGATTGGTTCAAAGACGACTTCAACGAGGTTTCCTTCACCGGCAACCCCGTACTGGTGGCGGGCTACGAATCGTCTTACAGCGTGAAGGTGTTTGACAAATAGCAACCGCAGTCAGGCCGTCTGAAAACCATGATTTGGCTTTTCAGACGGCCTTTTTACATATTTTAAACAGGGTTTGAAACATGGGAAAAATTCAGGCGGGCCTAGAGATTCAGGCCGGTGTCCAAGGTTTGGATGAAATTAAGAAACTGTCGGCAGAAATAGAGGCTGCGGGTACGGATACCGGACGGCTGGCCGAACAAAGCCGCGAATTGGAAACGGCATTCGCCCGGGTATCGGCGCAAAACGGCTTAATTGCCCAATACCGGCAACTGAAAGACGAGTTGGGCTATACCAAAACCGCGCTCAAGGCGGCGCGGGACGGCTTGGCCGAATTGGATATGCAGATGCAAAGCGGTGCGACCCGCGAACAGAAGGCCGCCTACCGCGACCTTCAGCGCACCGTCGGACGGCTGGAGGCCGAACAGTCAAACCTGCAAGGCCGTCTGAAACTGGCGGCTGCCGACATGCGCGATGCCGGCATATCGGCCAAAGACCTCGCCGCCGCCGAACGGCGCATTGCGGAAGAAACCGGACAGGCAGCCGCCAAACTGGAAAAACTAACCGTCGAGGCGCAAAAAATGAAGCGGCTGGCCGAAGCCAAGGCGGTTTTAGGCATTAAAACCGACCAAGCGCGCTCAGAGCTGGCCAAGGTCAAACAATCCTATGCCGAACTGAAGGCAAGCGGCACGCTGACCAAACGCGAATTGAAACAGGCAACCGCCGCCTATACGGCCAGAGTGCGCGAACTGAAAGCCGAATTGAAAGGCGTACCGTCCAAACTCAACCCCATTGCCGCCTCCGTGCGCGGCATGGGCGGGGCGATGCTGGGCGTGGCGGGTGTGGGCGGCGGCCTGTATGCCGTTAAAGAGGGTTTGCAGCAGGTAGTGCAGGCGACGGCGGAATACGCCGCCATCCGCAGCCGCATGGAATACGCTTTCGGCGGCACGGAGGCCGCAGGCGCGCAGATGCAATGGGTGAAAGGGCTGGCCGAAGAGCTCGGGCTGGAAGTCCGCACGCTGGCCGACGGTTACGCCCAGCTGGCCTCCGCCACTAAAAACATCGGCTTCACCACCGGACAAACCCAACAGGTATTCAAAGGAGTGGCCGCCGCAGCCGCCAAGATGAACCTCAGTACCGACGAAACCAACGGCGTGCTGTTGGCCTTAAGCCAAATCGCAGGCAAGGGCAAAGTCAGTATGGAGGAATTGCGCGGCCAACTCGGCGAACGCCTGACCCCCGCGATGGCGATTGCCGCCAAGTCAATGGGCGTCACCACCGCCGAGCTGGAAAAGATGGTCGAAAGCGGCATTTCCGCCGAAGCCTTCCTGCCCAAATTTGGCGCGGCGATGGAAGAGGCCTTCGCCGGCGCGGAATCGGCGCAGGCATCGGTCAACCGCCTGAAAAACCAATTCGACGAACTGCTGCTCAAGTTCGGCGAAGAGGGCGGCATCAACGCCGCCTATCAAAAACTGCTCGACGATGTCGGCGCGGGGCTGTCGTGGATAGAGGAAAAAATCGGCAGCCTCGACGGCGCGCTGACCGGCGGCCTTTCAGACGGCCTCACATCCGCCTACGAACTGATTAAAGAGGTCGGCGCGGAAGCCTACGAAGCCTTCGGCAGTCTGATGGACACCATCAACGAGTGCGGCAATGCCCTGCTGACCGTGGCGGGTATCGGCGGCAACGGCGACTTCGACCTGCTCAAAGGCA